CACCTTCAAGAGGTGATAGTGCAGGTAGGATTGTTGTAACTACTAGTGTTCCTAAAAATGCAAAGATGGTAAAAATTAAATGATAAGACTTTCACAATATATCACCGAGGCGGCCGCCGAAAAAGACAGACACCTTACACATATTGAAGATGCTGTATTGGAAGGTGGTGTTGTAGGCACTCGTAATGCCATAAACTTCTTACTCTCTTTAAGAGACATGTTTGCTGACGATGGACAAACATTAGCCGAAGCAAGAGGCGGTCTTATTCTAAGGACAAAGTTTGATGGTGCACCTGCCATTTATGCTGGCATCAATCCAGAAAACGGTAAGTTCTTTGTTGGATCAAAGTCTATCTTTGCCAAGAACGCCAAACTAAATTATACAGAAGCGGACGTTCGTGCTAATCATCAAGGCGGTCTAGCAGAGAAACTATCAGCGGCACTAAAGTATTTGCCAGAACTAGGCATTACAGGTATCGTTCACGGTGACTTTATGTTTTCCAAGAGTGAGTTAAAGAACGAAACTATTGATGGTAAAAAGTATATCACATTTCGTCCTAATACAATCACATATGCTGTTCCTGCTAACTCAAAAATAGCACAACAAGTTAATGCTGCAAAAATTGGTATTGTCTTCCATACATCGTACCATGGCAAGACGATGCAGACTCTTCAAACACATTTTGATATCAATGTAAATGATTTCAGACCATCACGAAATGTATGGTATCGTTCCAACAAGTTCATTGATGTTACTGGTCGGGCCACATTAACAAAAGCAGAAAATGCTAGACTTACAGGCCTGCTATCCCAAATAGGTTCACTATTCAGAACAATACCTGCCAGTCTATTAAATCAAATTGCTACCAATGACACATACAGAATACAAATGATGACCTTTTATAATCAAAAGGTCCGTGCGGGCGAGCGCATGGGTGCGGGGTATGTTTCACAATTAATGAAATGGGTTGGTGATAAATATCAAAAGGGTATTGATGATGCCAAAATGCCAGCGACTAAAGCAAAACGCAAGGCTGAACGGGATATGGTTCTTAGGTGGTACAGACAGAATGCATCAGAACTTAAAAAGATATTCCAGTTACAGAATTTATTCATTGATGCCAAGATGTTATTGATTGCCAAGTTTAATCAGGTTAACGATCTTGGTACATTTCTACATACACCTGATGGTGGATATAAAGTCACAACTCCAGAAGGATATGTTGCTGCTTGGTCAACAGGAGGTGATGCTGTCAAACTCGTAGATCGCATGGAGTTTAGTCGTGCCAACTTCCTGGCCATCAAGAATTGGGGTAAGTAATGTCTGACGAAAAGAAAAAGCCTGTGCCTGTTATTAGCACAATTAAAAAGATTGTCAAAGAGGCCAGAAAGAAAAAGTTATATAAATAACAAATAAAATACCGCAGAGGTAAAATGAAAAAGATTGTATTCACATTTGGGCGTTATAATCCGCCTACTACAGGTCACGCAGAGTTAATCAATTATACAGCATCATTAGCACGAAAAACTGGTGCTGAACATCGTATATACACCTCGCAGTCCCACGACCCTTCCAAAAATCCACTAGCACCTAGACAGAAGATAGCATTTCTTCGTCAGATATTTCCTGGTGTAAACTTTGTAGATGATCCATCTATGAAGACTGCATTTGCTATCTGTAAAAAATTAGCAGACGAAGGCTACGAAGACGTTACCTTTGTTGTTGGTTCTGACCGTGTAGACGATTTTAAAACACAACTTGGCAAGTATGTAAAGCCTAAGACAGCAAAAGATTTCAATCCTAAAATTCATTATCCATTTAAAAAGTTTCAGGTTGTATCATCAGGTTCCCGTAAGAAAGGTATATCTGGTACCGATCTTCGTAATGCTGTTCGTAAGGGCGACTTTGCTACATTTGCTAGAGCATCAGCAGCAAGAGATAAAGCATTGGCTAAAAAGATATACGCTACCACAAAAGCACAGTTAAATGAAGAAATGACTCGCAAGGAGTTTGATTCACATCTAAAGCGTTTTATTGATTTCACCTGCCAGAAACTTAACATCAAGGAAGTTCCAGGTCTAAAATATAAAGAACCAACAGATCAAGGCGAACAGCCATCATTTGCAGCATATTCACCTTGTGATAAAGAAGTCATTATCATGACCAAGAACCGTCATCCAATGGATGTGTTTAGATCAGTCGCACATGAGTTGGTTCATCATAAGCAAAATGAAGACGGTAAACTTGGCAAAGATGTTGCTAAGGAAGGTGCTACAGGTTCACCAATAGAAGACGAAGCAAACTATATGGCAGGAAGAGTTATGCGCTGGTTCGGCAAAGCAAATCCAGATATGTTTGGCAAGTCATATGTTATTGAGAGCAAGGCTATTATTCTTGGTGGTGTGCCAGGTTCTGGTAAAGATAAGATCCTGAAAGAAGCAATTCTACCACATGGCTTTAGAGAGATATCTGACAATAAGTTTTCCATTAAAGAATGTAATGGGGACAATATTGTTGTGAATGGCACCATGGCCGGATACGAGCAAACAAAGCAAATCAAAAATATTCTTGAGAGTGCTGGCTATAGAACAATTATGGTCTTTGTTAATACCAGCAACGATGTATCCAGACAGCGCAACGAAGCAAGAGCAACAACCGGTGGTCGTGTTATTGCTGAAGATGTTAGATATGATAAGTGGAGACGGGCTCAGATTAATCTAAATCTTTATGATCAATTGTTTGAAAAGGTGATTGAGGTAACAAATGACCTTGATGCCAATACAATCAGAGAAACATACGATCAGTTCGTCAAGTCTATCTCTAAGGAGATTGGTGAGTTTGCCATCAATGAATCCGATCGTCGCTTTGAACAAATGCTAGAGAACCATTCCGATTTTTCACCAAAGCCAAAGAACAATCCTGTTGGTGGTGCAGGTAATTGGGGCACAACTAAACTAACAGACAGATATAAAGCAGACACACCAGGCCAGGAGCCAGGTAAGAAAAGAGACATGGGTTACTATGAACCCAAGGTGTTTGGTAATCTACCACTCAAAGGTGATAGACTGGGTGCAACATTTACATCCGCCAAGAATCCATCATTTGTTGGTGATATAACTGGTGATGTAAATCCTTTTGTCACACCAGAACCAATGCAGTTGTGGTCACCTATTGATCGTTGGATGATGAAAGAAGAGACACGCAAGAAATTCAAAGAGAAGTATGGAAAATTAGCCGAGCAAAAGATGAAAGAAACGGCTGAAAAAGTTCGTAAAGAAAGCCTTGTTGATCCATATATGGGTTCTATGGGTGCTACGCCAAATACTATGAATCAAGATGAAGTTAAACCTGATATCAACGCAGAGTTTGAGAAAATGAGTTTATTTGGCAAAAGAAAATCAAAGAAAACTAAATAAGTATATCACTATATTATAGTTTAAGAAACAAAGGAACCAGTAAATGTTTAACAATAGATTTAATTCAACAAAGAAGGATCCGCTTGTAGAAGCAGTCCAGATCGCCATGCAGGATGGTGAGATTCGTCGTCAGGCCGAGGCTCTTGTTAATGAAGAGTTCGGTGTTTTCAACCGTAGAGCAGTTGTAAGAGAACAACTAGCAGCATATGATGCTGCTATTGAGGAAGCATATAAGTGTATGAAGGAAGATGACGATGATGATGATCTAAAGGGTCCTAAAGTTACCATTAATGGAAAAGATATGGGCAGACTTCGTGATACAAGATCGGCTGAAGATCAAGCAACAGTCGATAAAGCGAGAGACTCTGTTAGAAGCATGGTCGGTGGATCTGGCGGTGGATCATCCAGTTCTTCATCGTTAAAAGGAGTTGACTCTTATAGCCGTGTCGGTAAGTTTCAAGAATCTGCTAAACTTGCAGACAAGTGTATGAAAGAAGGCGAGAAGAAGGACGAGAAGAAGGAAGACAAGCCTAAGGCAGACTATTCCAAGATGCGTGAGAAGATGGTCGGCAAAGGTAAAGACTTAGAAACAACTCGCAAGATTGTAGGCGAAGCAAAGAAACTTGCCGACAAGGACGAAGTTTGGGGTTCTCGTTTCCGTGCTGCTAAGATGGCAGGCAAGATGGAAGAAGAACAGATTAATGAACTAAAGGCGCCTACTGCCAAGACTGCCCATGCTGCTTATGATCGTGCCGAACGATCCGATGACATAGAGGGTGATTGGAAGCGCAGCAATCGTCTTTATAGTTATCTAAAAAAGAAATATCCTGGTAAGAGTGGTAGAAATCAAAAGCCAACAGGAAAAGCAGACCTTCCTTCAGTTAGTAATACAGAGTTTCACAAGGACGGATATTCTGGTCATGTGACTAAGAAAGGCAAACTTACTAAGTCTGCAACCAAAGATACAAAGGCTGATATCAAAAGTCGTTTAGGTCGTCACACAAAGCCAAATCTACCAGAGGAAGCACAGATTGATGAAGCAACAGGCTTGAAAAAAGTTGTCCATACACTATTTGGTAAACAAATAGCCAAGCATCGTGCCAATAAAGCAGATAGCGAAATGGAACGAACACTAAACACTCGTGGAAGCGAAAAGAAGTGGGCAAAAAATTATGATGCCAGAGAACGTTATGGTCGTATTGCTGCTGGCAAACCTCCATTTAAAGATATGGATGAAGAAACACAGATTGATGAAATCAAAGTCAGCACAGCATATTCATATGCTGGTAAGAAGATGGAAAAAGAACGCAAGGGATTACTCCCAGGCGATCATAATCCTACGAGCAAGACAGAATTGAAGAATATGAAAAATGCTGCTGAGCGTACCGATAAAGATTATTATAAGAAGCGTGGATTCAAGAAGGTAGAAGAAGCACTAAAAGGCAATCAGCACAGAATTGATGTCAATAAGAACAACAAGATTGATTCACAGGATTTCAAACTCCTTCGTGCAAGAAAGAATATGAAAGAGGAACAGGTCGACGAAGCAGCATATTCAGCAAAGGCCGCTCGTGCTGGTAAGGATATCGGAAAGCCAGGCAAGATGTTCAAGAAGATTGCTTCTAAGGCTGGTGAGAAGTATGGTTCAGAGGAGCGTGGTAAGAAAGTTGCTGGTGCTATTCTAAAGCGTATTCGTGCCAAGCATATGAGGGAAGCAGATGTTACTAGTAACTACTCAGGTAGTAAACTTTCCGATACTGGTCATTCAGGAACCTATCATGGAGATGTTTCTTATAAGTCTTCAGCAGAAAGAATGAAGAGTGGAAGCGACTATGTTGATCCACATAGAACTGAGATTAAAAACGATAAGAATCTTCCAGGACTATAATTAATGAGTAAATTAGTAAAAGACATTGTTGATGTATGTCTAAAGGAGGATCTACAAAAGGTCCTCCAAAAGACAACTGAATTGAAAGAAATGAGTGCCTTTGGTAGAGAGTTTGCTCAACAAATGCGCCAAAAAGGTGAAGGTGGTGTGTATCGCTCTAACATTACAGGTCAGAATATTCTTTTAAAATATGCTGAAAAAGGTAGAACTACACCATCTAAAACAGCAGCACCTAAGGCAGCACCAACATCTAGGCCAGCACCTAAGGCAGCAAAACCAGCGGCAGCACCGGCACCAGCAGCACCTAAGGCAGCACCAACATCTAGGCCAGCACCTAAGGCAGCAAAACCAGCGGCAGCACCGGCACCAGCAGCACCTAAGGCAGCAC